TTTAGAAACAAAATTCAAGCATGTTTCATATTCTGAATGGTCAGATTCTTCAAAAAGAAAAGGTTGTTATGCAGAAAGAGGAAATGAAATTCAATATTGTCAAGGAAATGTTGAGGAATGGACTTCTCAATTAGATGACCGTCTTTCATGGACTGTTCGTTATTGGATTTTGGAAAAAACTAGATCATGTATAATTCCTAAAGATCCTGAATGGTTGAACAATCATATTTTGGAATTTCAACAAACATGGAATGAAGTTTTGGAACACAGAAAAAATGGAACTTTACCTTTAGATAAAAAAGTTACTAGTACTTTAATACTTTAGTACTTAAAATATAAAATGAAAATTGGACTTTGTATGATTGTTAAAAATGAGTCTCATATTATTCATGAAGTTCTTGCATGTACTCGTGAATTAATTGATACATGGTGTATCCTAGATACAGGTTCAACAGATAATACAATGCAAATTGTAAAGAATTTTTATGATATTCATAATATTCCTGGTGTATTACATGAAAGAGAATGGAAAGGGTTTGGTCCTTCAAGATCTGAAGCTTTGAAATTATGTGATGGACAAATGGATTATATTTTGATGATTGATGCAGATGACTTAATTGTTTATCCTTCCGATTTTAAAACTTTTTTGAAAGGTGTTCTTGAAGAACATAAACCTAATGCCTTAAACATAAATATTAAACGTGGTAATATCGATTATCAACGTACACAAATGTTCAGAGCTTCTGATGGATGGAGATATGTTGGTGTTCTTCATGAATATCCTACAAATGATAAAAAAGACAATAAATTTGCAATGCTTCCACCAGAAATTTATATGATTGGTAGAACTATGGGTTCACGTTCTATGCAAGAAGGAAATAAATATTTAAGAGATGCAGAAACTCTTCTTGCAGAAGTTGAAAAAGACCCTGAAAATGATCGTAATGTATTTTATCTTGCACAATCTTATCGTGATGGTGGTGACATTCCTTCTGCAATTAAATGGTATAAAAAACGGTATGAAATGGGAAAATGGAAAGAAGAACAATGTGTTTGTGCAATGAATTTATCCAGATTAGTATTACCTAATGTTGAAGAAGCTAAAGAATGGGCATGGAAAGCACATGAATGTAGTCCAGGAAGATCTGAATCTCTTGTAACATTTTCTGGATATTGTCGTTCTCAAAATTTATTTTCACAAGAATTATTTTCAATGATTTTATATGCTTCAAGAATTCCTAAACCTCAACAACAAGTTCTTTTTGTTGAATCTGATATATATGATTGGAGAGTATGGGATGAATTATGTATTATTAGTTGTTTTACTGGTCACATAGATGAAGCTAAAAAAGCAGTTCTAAAACTTTTACATGAAAATAAATTTCCTCCTGATCAACTTCAAAGAATTGAAACAAATTTACGAGCTATCTTAGATTCTACAAAAAAGAATTAAACATATTTACTCTAAAAGGTGTTTCAACACCATGAATAGTTGCATCAAAATGTTTTTCAGGAATTGAATGATTAGTTTTTTGTGAATAAGAAGAATTTATTAATGCGTCAGTTCTTCTTCTTTGTGAAGTATCTTCAAATCTAGAAAAATGTTCAGAAGAACCATAACAAATTACAATTGCTAAAGCAAGAAATAACCATGGAACATAATCCCAATCTTTCATTTATACTTAAAACGGAAAGAGTTTTAGTATATTCAAATAAAATAAAGAAATGGAAGAAATTGCTTTAGAAACTTTGAAATCAATGTTGAATGGTAGAAAGAAAAAAGTTGAACAAATTGAAACTTTAGGTAATTCTCTTGATGATACTCGAATGTATAATTTAGGAGGTGTTCTTGTAATATTTAGTGATAAAGGAAGAATGACTGATAATGTATTGAAAACTTATCTACAATTTTGTGAAGATAATAATTATAATCATGGTATGATAATTGTTATTGCAACGTCACCTTCTGAAAATATTGTAGACTTAGTTAGAACTCACAATTCTGATCCTAAAAATCATCTATTACAACTATTTAATATTCGATACTTACAATTTGATATTTCTACACATCGTAAAGTTCCTCGTCATAGATTGATGGATAGTGAAGAAATTGAAAAATTGCAAAAAAAAATGAATATTAATGATTTGAAATCTCAACTACCATGGATAGATTCACAAGATGCTATGGCAAAATGGTTAGGTGCAAGAACAGGTGATGTAGTAGAAATTGAAAGATTTTCTGAATCTGCAGGTATTTCTAAATATTATAGATATTGTGTTTCAAATGTTTTAGAAACTTAGAATAAATGGAACCTTTTAAAGAAATGTATAGTGCTCCAGATATTTCTCAAACTACATGGTGGAGGGTTGGAGGTTTGTCAATATTGGCTGTGATACTGACGGCGTTATAAAAATTAATATTATTAATACAAAAATACCTGCTAGAAAAAACCACAAATATTGTGTAAATTCTGTTTGTATATCTGTTAAACGTGTATTTTCTTTATTTAAAATTGTTTTTAAAACTTTAGCTTTTTGTTGTGAAGATTGTAAATCTTTGAATTCTTGTTGATATTGAATAATTTCTTCAGTTAAATTATTTATAGTTTCAACATCAAATTTATTTTGTGATTCTCCTATAAAATTTTGTACAAGATCTGAAAGAGATTTATTTGTATCAAGAACTTGTTCTACTTTTGAAGGATCATAAATAGCTTGTGTTAAAAAGTTTATATATAGTGCTTTTAAGTCTTCATATTCTGATTTAAAAGTCTGTAAATCTTGTTCACGATTAAGCTGATATTGTTTAATATCCATTTATTATATTTTATAACTAATAAATAAAATGCCAAATGTAAATTCTAATGGTAAATTTGGAACTTCAATGGATTATTCACAAATTCTTGAAATTCGTAAAGCTGCACGTTTAACTTCTTATACTACAGCTGTAAATCGTACCAATTCTTCATTAATTAAACAAAATTTTGGTAGAGATTATCGTAGTCGCGGATTTACATCCGGACTTATATCAGTATTTATGCAAAAAGGGTTAACACCAGTATTTAATAGATCTGCAGGTGGACCCAAGTAATTTATTTTATTAGAAAATAAATAATGGCTTATGCAGAATTAACTTCAAGTATAAATAATTTAATTTCTGAAAGTGGAAATGAATGGAAGAATATTCCTGGTGGACTTGATAAAGTTTCAGAATCTTCTATGGGTGCTGTATGGGGGATAAAATCAGGAAATTTATATTCTTGTTTAGCACCATGTAAAGGTAATTGGATTTTAGTAGATTCAAGTGTTATAGATTTTACTACAGATGATACAACAATATATTTTTTAAAAGCTGGAACATTAAATACTAAAAATGCAAATAATTCTGGTGAAACACTTTCTATACCTACAAATATTTCATTAGAACAAATTTTTAATACTTCATCATATATTTGGGGACAATCTGGTTCTGGAATAAAAAAATATAAATTAGCTAAACCTGGAACTACAGGAAATTGGGTACAAGCTATGGATATGTCTGAAATACAAATTACTTCTGCATCTTCTCAATCATTATATGGTGTGGGTAAAGGTATAGCATATAAAACTGATGAAAGTCTTCAATCAGGATGGAAAGTAATACCACAATTTAAAGGTGCATTTACAGGTATATTAGGTAATGCTGATCAAATTGGTATTTATGGTGTAGATTCACAAGGTCAAATACAAGAATGTAAAGGAGATGTATGTACTCCTGTTCCTATTGTGAGTCCTGTAAATAATTTATCACCAAATCCAAATACTTTATGGATGACATCACAAACACAAGGTAATATGGGAAATATTTATATGAAAAATATTAGTCCTCCAAATATAATTAAAGATGTTGCACCTTTAGACCAAGAAAGAGATTTATTAGTTCAAGAAACTGAAAAAGATTATGAATTATCAACTTATTATAATGTTATGTCAAAACAATTATCTGAAATAAAAAAAATGTTTCAACCTTTACCTCCACCTCCACCTCCAACTGAACAAACTGCAAATACAACTCAACAAGCAAATTCATTTGAAAAAGCTGTACCTTTTTTATTTAGAGGATTAATAGTTTTAACTGTATTAATCCTAATATATTTTTGTAGTGGATTTCTAGGAGTATATACACATTATATTGCATTAATAATTTTCTTAGGAGGCATTTATTTTGTACTAAATTTGAATTTCAATTTCAACTTAAATATAAATGGCTTGTGATATTGAATGTCAAAAAGAAAAGAAATTAAAAACTTTACAAGGAGCGTATTTAGCTGCTTCTTCTAAAGCTGGTATAGATCCTGAAGGTTATGAAAAAGCTAAAGTAGCATATTTTTCTTTGAGAGATGGTCCAACATGGTTACACAATTATGAAGAACAAAAATCTGAATTAGCACAAGAACACTTAAGAAGAAGACAAAAACAAATTGATGATCATACACCTCAAGATTATGGCCCTCCAACTGAAGATTCTTATGAATTTACAAAATTTATTCAAGAAAAACAAGATAAATCAGATGTACAATGGAGATTACTTGAATTACAAGGATGGTCTTTTAATATTGAATTAGGCATGACAATTATTCTTGCATTATATTGTGTATATCAACTATATATCAAATATCCTAAAATTGTAAATTATTTTACAGGAAATTCATAATGGAGTTATTTGAGATTTTTATATTAGTAGGATTAATTCTAACTTTTTATTCAGTATGTATATGGTCTGCAGGACATGAAGGTTTTGAAACTTCAGAACAAGTTGAACCTTATGATGCATTATACGCTAGTATTTATAAAGATTTATGGCATTCACATGATTTAAATTTTGAAGAAGTTTCTATTCAAGATATAGCTTTAGCCGGTGAACCTCTAGCAACAGTAAAAATTTTAGATATGGCTTGTGGTGTATCACCACATGCATGTTGGTTTAAACAATTAGGTGTAGAATTTATAGGTGTAGATAATTCATCAGAAATGTTAAAAAAGGCTGAAAGTGATTGTCCATCAGCAAAATTTAAAAAGGCTGATATATTAGATGCATCAATATTTCCACCAAAATCATTTTCTACATGTTTAATTCTAGGATTTTCAATTTATGAACTTAATCAAAAAGTTGTATTTGACAATGCTCGTGCATGGTTACGTCCTGAAGGAACATTAGTTGTTCATATGGTAGACCCAGATAAATTTGATCCTTTATTACATTTAGCTTCACCATTTGCTGCATTTTCTTTACAAAAATATTCATTTGAACGTCAAACTAAATCTGAAATTTATTTTTCAAAATTTAAATATATTGGTGAATTCTTAAAAAAGAAAAATCATGATGATGCACAATTCAAAGAAACTTTAGTTTATTTTAAACCTGAAAATGGTGTAAAATATAGAGAACAAACACATGAATGGAATATGCCTTCAGTAGAAAGATTAATAGAAATTGCTAAAACTTCTGGCTTTCGTTTAAAAGAAAAAGTTTCTTTAACCCCCGTATCAAAAGAATATCAATACTTAGTTTATTTTACGAAGTAAAAATAATGGCATCTTGCTTTAATGATCCAACAGTTGAAACATATACAATTTCAGTAGGAACTATTTTATATCATGGAGGTCCGTCATTTAAAATTTCTGAAGATCCAACACGCTATAAATTCTTCACAAAAAATAAGGGTGTTGCAACTACATACGCAACAGTAAATAAAGGTAACGTATATGAGTATGAAGTTATAAAGCCTATAACTATACATTTGCAGGCTGCTAGTGGAGATACATTTTACTTTGATACAAAAAACGATTTTTCCTCGAAAGAAGCACAATGTTTATTAATTGAACCTTATCATGGATATGCGTCAAAAAATGCTGAGTTTGAAATTGAAGATATTGGATTAGGACGTGTTTTGGGGTATTTGCAATTAAAAGGTTCGGGTGGTAAACGCCGTAAAACTAGAAAGATAAAGAATAAACATTCTCGTCGTAGAAAATAAATGAGTAGTCTTGCAGAGTTACTAGAAGAAAAAGAAAAGTTCCAGAAAGAGTTAAATGATTTATTTGCAGAAGGAGATGATGATTCAACATCAATTCAAGTTCAAGAGCTGAAAGAAACAATAAGCGAAATTGAAGAAAAAATTAAAAAACTAAAAGCTCAATCTAAAAAATCTGGAAGACGTAAAACTAAAAAGGTAAAACGTAAACATTCTCGTCGTAGAAAATAAATGAATAAAAAATCTAAAAAACCACGTAAATTTCGTAAACGTACTCGTAAGGGTGCAGGTGGAACTGCATTAGATCCAAATGTTCACACACAAAATCCTCCTGCGCCACCAAGAGAAGATATTGGAGCAAGATCATTACGAGAACAAGCTGAAAGAAGAGCTGCAAAAGCTGCTCCACCACCACCACCACCACCTCCACCACCACCACCTCCACCACCTCCACCACCACCACCTCCACCCAAATCTTCCCAAGAAAATGTAAATCCTTTATGGTTACCTAAACAATCAGGTACAAGTTCTAATGATCCTCAAATAAGACATTTTGGAGTTCAAAGACATGTTACTTCTTCAACAAAAGTTGGAAGTAAGCGCAAAACTCGTCGTCGTAAAACAAGACGTAGAAGATAAATGATTGAAGATTCAAGAACTGTTGTAGATTTTCAGAAATTTACTTTTTCTGGACATTTAAGAACACATGTATTTAAAGTTTTAAATGAAAATATTAAATTAGGTCATGCTGATTATACATGTTATTGGATTTTAGAATTAATGTGTTCTGGTCTTATACATTCATGTTGGAATACTTTATTTTTGAGTGCAGCACAACATATTAATCGTGGAGCTCCACAAGTTTTTTTATATTTAACTCGTATGTATGAAAGATTTGCTCCAGTTGAACAACAATATTCTGTTATGACTATGACAGATATACGTAATAATTCTGAAGCTCGTCAAATTCTTTGTGAAGTTGGTGCATCGTTAGCTTTGACTAGAAAAGCAAAACTACCTTCATTACCAGTAATAAAACCTTCACATGATTTTAGTCCTACAGTTATACAAGAAAATTTAAAAGCACCATCAAATTCTTATGCACGAACAATTATGAAACAAGAAGATCCTATGGAATTATATGTTCCTATAAATGAATTTGCTTATTGTTTAAAATCTGAAACACGTGATTCTATTCGTGCATTATATTGGGTTTCATGGATTTTGAAATATGCATCAAAATATAAAGAAGATCAAAAAACTTATTTGATATGTGCTTATCGTTCAAATGAATATGTTGAAGAAAAATACTTGAGATCACCTATATGGATTCTTTGGTCTGTTATCTTAGAAAATAAAACTGATATAATTGAAGCTTTATATAAAATGTATTGTTTAAGATGGTCACAAGGTGATTTAAAAAAAAGATTACCTTTTCTTATTACAGCAATTATTTTTGTTTGTGAATCTAATGCGTTAGATACTTCATTAGTTCCAAAAAATATTGGACAAGTTCAAGATATTGTACAAAATATTCCTGAATGGTTAGAAGCTATTAAACATACAAAGAAAACCTTTGCGTAATAATAAATGTCATTTTTTGGTAATTTGTTTGGGACCAAACCAGCACCAACTGCACCTCCACAAAGTGGAATGCTTGCTATGGGTTTAGGTAAATCTTCTTCACAACTTAAGAGAGAAAATTTTATGAAAGAGTGGAATGCTACTAAACTTACAATACCAGAAGATATAAAAGCTACATTAATTGATGATATAGATTTTTGGATTAAGGAATATGAACGAATTTCCTCAGCAGGTGACTTACTTGCGTTAAAAATGTCTGTAACAACAAAAGAATCAACAGACTATAATACACAAGTTGAAGCACTTCTACAATTGTATACAGTAAAAATTCGGAAATTTATGATGCATAGTAAAGGATTACAAACTTTCCATACTTATATAAGATCAATGAATGAAGAACTTCAAAGCAAAAATCAGGCAATTAAAAAAAAGGCTCCACAAATTCCAGCATATATTCCAGATGTCCCTTCAGGACGAGGTGGAAGAAGAAAAACTCGTTCTAAACGTCAAGATAAAAAAACTCGTTCTAAACGTCAACATAAAAAAACTCGTCGTTAAAATAAAATGAGTTTGAATACAAATTTATTATGGGGTCTTGAAAGTGCAGCAAGTTTAGCATCTCTTAGTGGAGGAATTGCACTAATTACTAGAGGAGCTGATTTTCCTCAAAATAAACAACAACAATCAAATTTTATTGGAGGAGGAAGTACATTATTAATTCTTGGAGTTGTAGGTATGGGACTATCTTTATATTATGGTAATACTGCTCCTGTATTATATACATTAAGTAAATATCCCGTATATTTTATTTTTTGGCTTGCTATGTTATATGGAGCAATTTATGGATTATGGATGTTACTTTTTAATGTTGTAATTGGATCTTTTTTTAATGAAGCAGATTTTCCAGTAATGGGTGCATTAAATAATCCAGTTATGGCAGCAATTTATTCTAGTATGGCAACTGGTGTAATGTTAATATTAGCTTTTGTGTTTCGTTCAGCATATAAAGTTTCTAAGTTATTTTAATCTTATTAAATAAAAAATATTAAGTTTGAATTAAATTTCATTGTTTATTTAAGGCTTTTATGCCATCAGCATAATAAGAAAAATGTTCTTTGATACAGAAACAACAGGATTACCACGTTGTAGAGATCAAGCTTATAAGGCTCCAGGGAATTGGCCACATATTGTGTCAATTGCATGGATTATTCCAGGACAAAAAAAAGAATATTTTCTAATTAAACCACGATGGGAAATTCCTGCAGAATCTACACGTATACATGGAATAACTTATGAAAAAGCTATGGAAGGTTCCGAGTTACGTGAAGTTATGGATAAATTTTGGAAAGATTTAGGTGATAAACCTTTAATTGCACATAATATAGAATTTGATTCAAATGTTCTTGTAAATGCAGAAATGTGGGATTTACGTAGAGTATATCCACCAATTAAAAAAATGTATTGCACAATGGAATTAACTCGTAATATTTTGAAATTACCAAGTCCAAATTTTAGAGGATATAAATCACCAAAATTATCTGAATTATATGAATTTATTTTTAAGAAGAAACCAGAAGGTTTACATAATTCTTTAAAAGATACTGAAATTTTAGTAGAAATTTATATGGCATGTCCTGAATTACAAACTATGATTAATTTAGTTAATGCAAACACTACAATAATAAATGAAATTCCAATTAATTCGAGAACCTTATACTTGTAATTCAAAAGAACAAGGTCATCATTGTCTTTTATTATGGTGTTCTGATGGATGGAGATATAATTTAGAAACTTTTACAAGACATCGTTTTATAAAAGAAGATATTCTATATTGTGAAGAAGAAACATTTTCAAAAAAAGTATTTTCAGATGTTTTATATCATGAATATTTAGAAATTATTTTTGTTTCTCGTTCACCCAAAATTTGGATAGAAAAGGGAGACAACACTGAAAAGTTTTTGGAAGTTCTTCAACAACTCTAATAACAGTTTTAAGTTCTTCACTTTTAACAATTTTTTCAACTGCGTCTTGAATTTCTTCAACTTTTTCTTTGACTTCTTCAACAATTTCTTCTACTTGTTGAACTTCTTCTTTTGGAAGGTCACCAATTTCTCCAATTTCTCCAAGTTCTTTAGCAGTTTCTTTTAAAATTTCTTTATCAAGTGACATTTATCTATAGAAACTTAAAAAAATAAAAAAATTAAAAAATTAAAATAATGATTGTCCTAAAGCAGTAGCTTTTGCAGCTATAGTTGTATAATTAGTTGTAGGGCTCTGCGGCATTGCTGAAAAAGTAAACATAGTAAGCATATTAACCACGAGAGTGACAACCCATGTTGAAATATTTTGATTAAATACAAGTGCACCATAAAACATATTTTGCATACCAGTTACCTTTGAAGTATTCCAATTTCCAATAGGTTGGTTAAATACGCGTGCATTACGAAATGTACCAGTCATATTAGTTACATTAGAAGTATTCCATGCTGAAATATTTTGATTAAATGCATATGCGCCAGAAAACATATTAAACATAGTAGTTACATTAGAAGTATTCCATGCTGAAATATTTTGATTAAATGCAAGTGCACCATTAAACATATTACCCATATCAGTTACTTTAGAAGTATCCCATGGAAGAGGTTGATTAAATGCATTCGCAAGACAAAACATATAAGACATATCAGTTACTTTAGAAGTATTCCATGCAAGAGGTTGATTACCATTATTAAATGCAATTGCACTATAAAACATAGAACCCATATTAGTTACATTAGAAGTATTCCAAGCCCCTGTAGATGAATTATATGCGATATTTTGATTAAATGCACTCGCACCATTAAACATAGAACCCATATTAGTTACATTAGAAGTATTCCATGCAAGAGTTTGATTAAATGCAAGTGCACCATAAAACATAGAAGACATAGTAGTTACATTAGAAGTATTCCATGCAAGAGGTTGATTAAATGCAAGTGCACCATTAAACATATTACCCATATTAGTTACATTAGAAGTATCCCATGCAAGAGTTTGATTAAATGCATTCGTACCACAAAACATAGAAGACATATTAGTTACTTTAGAAGTATTCCATGCTGAAATATTTTGATTAAATGCAATTGCATTAAAAAACATAGAACCCATATTAGTTACATTAGAAGTATTCCATGCAAGAGTTTGATTAAATGCAAGTGCACCATAAAACATAGAAGACATAGTAGTTACATTAGAAGTAATCCATGCAAGAGGTTGATTAAATACGCGTGCATTTTGAAACATATAAGACATATCAGTTACTTTAGAAATATTCCATGCTGAAATATTTTGATTAAATGCAATTGCATTAAAAAACATAGAAGACATATCAGTTACATTAGAAGTATCCCATGCTGAAATATTTTGATTAAATACGCTTGCATTTTGAAACATAGAAGACATATTAGTTACTTTAGAAGTATTCCATGCTGAAATATTTTGATTAAATGCACGTGCAGTAAGAAACATAGAAGACATATTAGTTACTTTAGAAGTATCCCATGCTGAAATATTTTGATTAAATGTAGTATTATTAAAAAACATAGAAGACATATCAGTAATATTAATAAAAGATGCAACATTAGTTATAAATGGTGTAAAAGATGCATTTGTTGGAAATTTGTTAAATGTTCCTAAAACAGTTAGTGTATATGTTCCAGTAGAATAAGTATGCAGACCTCCATTTATTGCTGTAGAACCATCTCCCCAATCAACTGAAGTTATATCTGTAGTCGATAAATTTACAGTTCTTGCTGATGGTAAATTAATTGTAAATCTAACATTAGTAGATGAAGGCCGAACATCTTTAATTAATAAAGAATCAAGTCCTAGCTGTGCTCTTAAATGTATTGTTTCAAATCCACGACTATTTAAAGAAGGTTTATAGATACCTAGAGCCTTCTTTGATCCAATAACTTGATTTAAAGTATCTCGTTTACGTTGAGCTAATAAATCACCAGTATCAACTGAACGTCCTCCCTTAGTTGTTTGTGAAACAATTGGCATTTTATTTAGATGCGTATACATTTTTATAATGATTTTAAAAAATAGAAATAAATGTTCTTAGATATCTTGTATATTTCATTGACAACTATTGGAATTATGATTCTAATTCAATTAATAATTTTTATAGGTGCTAGAGTTTTAATTCCACCTGAACCTAGAATAATTTATCGTGAAGTTCCTGTTCCTGTTGCACCTAAAGTAGCTTTTACAGAACCTCCTACTATACAACAAGTATCCTTACCTGAATATGAACCACGTCAACAAGCTTCAGATTCTTTACGGTTGGACCCCCAATTACCGGCTGGTATTCAAGAAACCCGCCCACCAGGGACTTAAAATCCCACAATTTATTGCTACACAAGGATGGATTATTCTTATATATGATAAAGGTATTCCTGCATGTTTTTGGGTAACACAAAAAGAAATTAAAGAATTAACAATTTCTTTAGATGAAAGATTATTTGGAGATACGATTTTTAGAGCTGAAAAGATTTCAGGTTATGAGCATAAATATGTTATTTCTGATATTTTTATTTATGCTTCTACCAATATCTTTAATATCACAACGTTCTCCCAAAGATATGAATGGCTTAAAAAATTAATTCCAACATTTTATAAATATGTTCCTAGTCTTACAGAATTGTATTTGAAAGATGCACAATTTCCTATTAAGGGTTATGAATATTATGATGATATAAAAGGTTCAAAAGGTTCTTATTCTGAACATAAAGAAATTGTGTATAAGACTGAAATACCTGATGTATATTTTGTTAAAGGTAAATCAGGATATGTAAGTGTTCCAGATTTAAAAACATCTGATTTTTTACGTTTAAAATCTATAGAATCAGAATTTGAATTAGATATTGAAGAAATTGAAGGTGTATGGCATATAAAATCTTTTATTTAATCTAAAGTAAATGAGACATTCTAAAAGAACTCGTAGACATAAAAGAAAAACTAGACGAGGGGGATATTATGGTGCTGCTGGTCCTATAGTTCGTGGTGGTGATGCAATGCAATGGAACGCAGGATCTGAAATGGGTGCATTTACCGCTGATCAAATTAATGCTGGTGCTAAAATGACAGGTGGACGCAGACGTAGACACAGACGTAAAACTCAACGGGGTGGTGGAAAATATGGAGGTGTATCAGCATCATTTACTGGAACTGGACAACGTGGTATGGGTAATTATGTAGGTGCATCAACTCGTGTATCTGGTCCAGACGACATAGCTAAATTTGGAAAATTTAATGATAATGGTGCTCCCCCAGGAAATTTTGGAAGTTTTGGAGGAATGTTTCCTAAATAATAAAGTAAAAGATAAATGGATAATTTATTAGCATTATTATTAGGTTTAGGTGTTGCATATTATTTTTTCTCTAAAGGTACATTTAGTTTAATTTTATGGGGTCTTGTAGGTTATTTATTTTCATTAAATTATTTACATAAATCTAGAACTGTATCTGTTATAGCAGGTATTGCAGTAGCTTTAGGTATGATGTATTGGTCAACTCGTGAAGGATTTGAAGAAGAGAGTAAATCTGAAAAAGATTCTGAAAAGGAACCTGAATCTACAGGAAAATCTGCCCATGTAGATTTAGGATCAACAATATTACATGCATATAGAAATTTAAGTCCTGAACAAATTGGTGGTATGCGTCGTGATACAAAAGAATTAATGGAATTACAAAAAGAATTAATGGGAACTTTAGCTGAAATGAAACCTGCTATTGAACAAGGTGCAGAACTTCTAGGAACATTTAGTCAGTTTTTTGGAAAACCAGACGCTGCATAGCATCTGCATAAACATATAAATGATATTGTGAATCATTAGTTGATATCCATGGTCCATCAACTTTTTTAACTAATGATTTCCATGAATTTATTTCTTCATGTAATTCACGAAATCTAAAATATTCTATCCATAATCCATAAGTTTTTGAAAAAGCTAGAATATAAAACGGTGAATAATCACCTAACCAAATTTGACAAAGCATATATAAAGGATATAAAATCATATCAATTCCTAATAAACATTTTTCAAAAAAAGTTGTTTCAAATTTTTTTTGTAAATTAAGGAATTCTTCAACTAAAGAAAAATATGGTTTTTCTTCAACTTTTAATCCTAATTTTCTAAGACGTTTTTTCAGACGTTTTGTTGAGGGTATCATTCTTAATTAATATTTCAGAAGGGAAATCTAGTATATCAAACGATCTTGAACAATATTTCCATTTCTTAATTTCTGGGAATACAACATTTAATAAATCTAATGTTAGTGTATTACCATCAACAATAAATGCATCAAGTTCTTCTGTCATATCTGTTCCATCTTCATCACCAATCCAAATCCATGGTTTTTTAGGAGGATTATGAATTGCTTCATAAGCTTCTTGATAATCTAATGATATTCCATCAGAAATTTTATATTTTAGGGATTGCAAATCAACAGAAAGATATTGAATTTCTTCAATTAAAATAACTTTATTTTTTATACGAACTAATCTAAATTCACCTGTTATTGATGGAATTCTTGGATACCATAAAGAATTCCACCATTTACACATTTTAATATATTTCTATTTTTAGCTTTTAAACTGGATTTGATGGTTCAGGTGGTTCACCTGCACCTAACGTTTCAATTTTTTTATCTGTTTCAGGACTTGCAAAATGTTCTTTTACTAAAGAAGACATTCCTTTATCTAATTGTAAACCCATTGCAATAGAAGTACCCAACGCCATAATTATAAATGGTGTGCTAATAATTACCCATGAAACTACCCCTAAGTCAAATTTACAAAATGCATTCAATAAAAATACTTGTATTGCTCCAACAATAACTTTAGTTCCTGCCATCCAGTACAATCCTAAAGATAAATCTAAAGCAATATGAACTACAACATACAAAAAAAACAAAAAAGCCGGAGGACATAAATTTTCTATGAGACGCATCTTATTTACAATTAGTAAGATAAAAATAATAAATGGATGAAATTTCACAAATTATGTCATTGGGAGATTGTTCTCAAGAAGAAGCTCAAGAACTTTTTAATAAAGGTGGTAATGTTATTGAAGCTTTAAGTTTAAAAATTAAAGGTTCAGATATCATAATAAAAAAAAGAAGATTAAATGCAACACAAGAATTTTTTACCCAATTAAGAACTGATATGGAAAAATTAGAAGCAGGTATTCATTCGGGATTTAAGAAAGATCAATCCGATTCTTTGGAACAAGACGAGATGCAAATCCACCCCGAAGAAATGGTTCAACAAAATAATTGTTATCAGGAATGTCAGATTCCTTCTCTGGAATTAAAGGTTGAAATACCGGAAATTGCTTATCAGTCACCGTCTGGATACTTTTACGATTTGCAGTTGAGTGACCAAAAATTAACTTAGATTCATCTGGAACTGCATCAGGATCACCTCCACCCATAAATGGTGTTGTTGCCCATGGACGTTGAAATAATTGTTTAGGACCTTTATATCTAACAGTAGCGGGATCACCCCATAATAAATCAGATTGTTTATCTATTGCACAACCACCTCCAGCAGAATTACCATATCCAGCTTTAGGAACTAATCCAACATATTCAGCAGCAGCTTGAAATGCTGAAGAACCTCCACATGTTGATGGAACATTCATATAATAAGATGCATTCAAATTACGACGTGTTCCATCTGCATTTCCACCTTGATCTTCTGGATTACGAGTTACTGCGTGGAATAAAGGCAGCATTTATTTCTTATGAGATCTTTTTATTTTGCGTCTTCTTGTTCTTAATTTTCCTTTTCTTCTTGCTCCTTGTACAATAAGTTGAATATTTGTAATACTTCCAGGTAAAGGAGTATACCAATTTTCAAATGGAGGAATAGCATTTTCATCATATCTTTCTCGTAATTCACCTTCTCTAAAAAAATCATATTCTCCAGGCTCTAATGGTTTCTCAACTAGATTATTATTTAATGCTCTAAAAAGAAGATATTCAGTAGTTCCAGGTGCTGTTTCTTCACCTGATGATCTATATGCATCGTCTGCCTCCTCTAGATCTTCTCGTGTAACAACATTAATTATACCTTTAAAAACTGCAGTTCTTTCTACGCCTAAAGCATTTGTATAAGTATATTTTCTTCCTACTACAAGATTTCTTGGAGTTAATGCTGCCATTATAAATAATTTAGAAACAAATATTATTATAGAATATAATCCAATGTCGTGGGGCTATCATTTAATCATGGACTCTTCTAAATGTATGAGAAGTGCAATACGTTCATCAACAATCATTACACAATTCTCGGATGATTTGGTAAAGAAAATTGAAATGGTTCCGTATGGTCGTCCTCAAGTTCAACATTTTGGTTCAGGAAATAAAGCAGGTTATACTTTAGTTCAATTAATTGAAACTTCAAATATTGTTGCACATTTTGTTGAAGAAACTGATGATATGTATTTAGATGTATTTTCTTGTAAACCTTATAATCCACAAATTGTAGAAGATATTGTAAGATATTATTTTCAACCTTTACAATCAAATTCTAAATTTTTAGTTAGACAGGCCGGTAGACCTCCTTATTTATCAGACATAACACACAAACCAGAATTAGTATAAGACTATTTTAAAATGGATGAGTTTTCTTGTTATTTGCATATATAAAACAATGATTGTTCAACCTTTAACATGGAAAGAACATGATGATAAAAAATATGTTGTTGATGTTTACGGCCGAACTCATGAAGGTGATATCGCTCGAGTTCGTCTAGTAGGATTTAAACCTTATTTCTATATTCGTGAATTAAAAGATTTTACAAAAATTAAAACTAAGAATGGATTTTCACCGAAATTTTACGTTGAAGAAATTTCGAAACAAGATGTTATTCGAGGATTTAATTCATTAAAAAAAGAAAAGTTTTATAAAATATCTTTTGATACTTTGTGGGGATTTAAATTATTTGCTACAGAATTAAAAAAACTTGGTCCTACTTATGAATCTAATTTTCCTCCTTATTTGAAACTAATTCATGAAAGAAATATTTCACCTTCTTCACCATTTGAATTTTCTTTTAATGAAAAAAGAGGTGGTGTATACGATTATTATGATATTCAATATTCTGGAATAAATCCTACAGAATGTAAAATTCCTTTATATATTATGGCTTATGACTTAGAAGTATATTCTGAATCAGGATTTCCTGTATCTTCTGATGCAACATCAGAAATTATGCAAATTGGTGTTTCTACACGTTGGTCTGATAATTTATTGGAACCTATTGAAAGATTTGTTTTAGTTTCCGGTAATCCTATATCTACAGACCCATCACTAAAATATATTTGTTGTTCAGGAGAAAGAGATTTACTACTAAAATTTCAACAATTAATTAAAGTTGAAGAACCTGATATTATTACAGGTTATAATACATTTGGATTTGATGATGGTTATTTATATGACAGATTTCAAAAATATCATTTAGAAATTGATCTGGGACGTGAAGATACTCAAATATTATCTAAAACATTTGAATTAGCTTCAGGTAAATATGCTGTTAGATATCTTGAAATGAATGGTCGTTTATCTCTTGATCTTTTATTGTATGCTCGTCGTGAATTTAATTTAGATTCTTATAAACTAGATAATGTTGCTGGTGTATTCTTACGTGATAAAGTTCAAAATATTGTAATTATTTCTGGTGAAGCTACTAGAATGTTTGAAATTCATACAAAGTCTACACGTGGATTATTTAAAGGAAATTATGTAAAATTTGATATTGTTACAAATACATCAAATCCTTATGCAGAAGGAAAAAAATTCTTTGTTAAAGAAATATTTGAAACTAAATTTATTATTGAATTAGATTCTCAAAATTATCTAAATACATTTGATGATTTATCTCAAGAAGACCGAAAAAGACTTGAATGGTCTTTCTGTAAAGATGATATTTCTATCAAACAAATTATGGATTCTCATCATGGAACTTCTCAGCAAAAAGGAGAAGTTGCAAAATATTGTATTCAAGATTGTGATCTTGTTTTAACTTTACTTGCAAAATTGGATGTTCTAACAAATTCACGTGGTATGGCAGATGTATGTCATGTTCCCCTCGAATTTATCTTTCATAATCGTGGACAAGGAATTCGTATCTATTCTGCAGTTTTGTATGAAGCTGCAAAACAAGACCAAATTATTCAAACACAAGAATGTGCAGAAGGTGATATTTCTTATGAAGGTGCAATTGTTATTGAACCTAAAATTGGAATGTATCTTGATAATCCTATTGCTGTTTTAGATTATAATTCTTTATATCCTTCAAATATGATTGCATATAATTTATCTCCTGATACTTTGGTATATGTTAAAACATATAATGACCAAGGAAAACTAATTTCAAGAGAAGGATATACAGATGAACAAATTTTAGAAATTAAAAAGAATTTTAAATTAGATGAAGTTTCATATGATCATCATGGTGGTAGACAATCATGTGGATATGTTCAAGAACATGAAGGTCTTCTTCCTCGCACTTTAAAATTACTTTTGAAAATGCGTAAAGATACTAGAAAATTAATGGAAGAAGAAAAAGATGAATCACAAAAGTCTGTTTTGAACGGTCTTCAATTAGCATATAAAACTGTAGCAAATTCTATTTATGGTCAAACAGGTTCAAGAACTTCACCTATTCGTAAAGTTGAAGTTGCTGCTTGTACAACAGCAATAGGTCGTGAAAGATTATTATTTGCTAAAAAAATTGCAGAAGACGAATTTGGAGGTGATGTAATCGCCGGAGACACTGACTCTATCTTTATAAAATTTGATAACAAAACACTCGCCGAAACTATTGAAATTGCAAAAGTTGTTGGAAAAAGAATTAGTTCTTTGTGTAGATCTGCACATAAAATTGATTATGAAAAAACATTCTTTCCTTTTCTACTCTTTTGTAGAAAGAGATATGCTGGTTTAATGTATGAAGATGATGTAAAAAAATGTAAGAGAAAATTTATGGGTATTGCTTTGAAACGTCGTGATTCTGCTCCTATAGTAAAAGATATTTATGGTGGTGCTTTAGATATTTTGCTTGAACAACGTTCTTTGAAAAATGCAGAACAATTTGTAAAAAATTATCTTGTAAAAGTTTTGAAAAATGAAATTCCTTTAGAAAAATTTATTATTACTAAACAATTACGTGATGATTATAAAAACCCTGAACAAATTGCTCATCGTGTATTAGCTGATCGAATGACTTTGCGTGATCCTGGAAATATTCCACAAGTTGGTGAACGTTTAGCATTCATATATGTTGCAGGTCGTTCTGGTAAACAAGGTGAACGTATAGAAAATTTAGATTATGTTCGTCAAAAAGGTTTAAAACCCGATTCAGAATTTTATGTTACAAATCAAATACAAAATCCCCTAGCACAATTATTTGCATTAGGTATTGAACAATTATCTGGTTATACTCCAAAAACTTATCCTGAATATCCTGATTTATCTCACGAAGAAAAAACTTTAAAAATTTTGGCTCTTAAAGAAAAAGAATTAGATTCTTTATTATTTATGAATTCTCAATATTTACGTAAAGAAAAGAGAGGACCAATAGATTCATTCTTTTCACGAAAATAAAACGGAATTTTATTTATGTTAATTTTTAATCTTAAAAACTAGAATGACAAGCACAAGACTATATAAAAAACTACTTAATTCTTGTATGCCTCATACTGAAGACGTATGGGATCGTCTTTTCAATAATAATGAAAAATGTATTGGTGTTCTCACTGCAGAAATCAATTTCTTACACAAACAAATAAAAGTCGTTGAATCCTTTATTATTCCACACATAAGAGAACTTATCAAAGAAAAAACTTCTTTGCGTTCAAAACTTCAAACCTTCAAATCTTGAAGTGGTTTAATTATTCACCTTTTTAATATAGTAAAATGTCTTATCAAATATTAACACAAGTTGTTCAAGATCTTGTTGAATCGCGTATGGAATATTTTAGGCAAATGCATTTATTGAATCAACCTAATAGAGATACACTTACAAGTCAATTTTTTGCAAGTGAACAACTTTATCTTGGTCTTTTAACAAGTATTTCTTTAAGACAAACTCCTCTTACTATAACATTTCCTGTTGATTTTAATACATTTAGTAATCCTGTATTAGTTACACCTACACAAGAACAAATTGCAACAGAAATTGAGTCATATATGAGTCCAAGTATTCAACATTGTTCTATATGTCAGGATGATATTTCTTTTGACGGCACGCGCCTACGCGTGTGCCAGCACGTTTTTCATCGATCTTGTATTCAAACTTGGTTTGGTGCGAGTGTGAGATGTCCAATTTGTCGTAGAGATATTCGAGAGGATCCGGCAAGTCAAACAGAGATTGCTTCCACAGGAATATTGTCTCAGGTTGAGAACCAGTTGGAGGAAGAGGATATAGAGGAATAATATATGATGAACCATATTGAATTCTATGAATTAATTTTCGTATATCATGTTTACATTCTTTTATCAAATCATTTATATTTTCAACATCTGGAAATAATTTTGTTATAGATTCATTATTTGGAGGATAACATCGTAAAGTTTCAACAATATCTGAGTTTTTTTTAAATATTACTGGAGATTCATTACCCGTTAATATTATTGGAATAATCCTTGATGTATCACGTATCCAATCAATTAATTTTGTTTGTGCGTGTGGATCTGAACCATCAATTTCATCTAAGATTAAACATGTTTTTTTATCATAATCACCACGAACAAATGATTGAATATTAACTGAAGATAAATTAGAACTTCTTAATTTTTCAACATCTTCAAATGACCTCAACATTTTTGAAGCATTAATTTCCAAAGGATCAAAATTAAAAGTTTTTGCAGCACATAATGCAAGAGTTGTTTTTCCTATTCCAGGAGATCCTACAAGAAATGCAGCCCCTTTAAAATCAGATTTCAAATATGTTTCTAATCTTAACTTAATTTCTTGATGACCAATAACATCATCAAGAAATTCTGGTCTTCTAGTTTCAGAATACATTTACTTAATAATAATAATTTTTTGGTGTATAAATATAAATGGATATTGTTGGAGCTCTCGTATTAACAGCAGGTAGTTCAGCTTTAGCCTATTATCCAGCTCATAAATTAGGTTATTCTATGTGGGCATGTATTGGAATTTGGGTAGTTGGTTATTTAGTTGTTGCTGCAATAGTTTCAAAAGTTTTTCCAAAAACAACTAATAAGTCAATTTTAATTGGTGAAATGTTTTTAGGAGTAATTCCTGCATATTTATTTTATACTAAGTTTGGTTGGACTGGTTTAGGTTATTCTTTTCTAGCAAGTATAGGACTTGGTTTATTTCGTGCATATGTTTTATAAATTAAGACCATATTAATCCACATTGTTCAGCAAAAGCAAGTTTATCAGCTTTTCCCATTTTTGAAGGATCAAATGCTTTACATTTAGTTTCATAAGTAGGTTTACAAAGTGGTTGTTCATACACCCAGTTTGTAGGACATTGTGAAGGTGTTATACTAACTTGAGGATTTAAAGCAAATTTGTATATGAGAAAAATTATTAGTGTAAATCCTGCAGCTACGATTATTGTTTTCAGAATCATTCTTGTTAATATATCAAGAATGGATATTGCCAGACATGTTATTGAAACTTTTTTAAAAGATAATCCAAATCTTTTAGTTAGACATCAAATAGATTCATATAATAATTTTTTAAATAAAATTAAAATTTTTATAAAAAGTTCTAATCCTTTTAAATTAAGTTTAGATGATGGTAGACAGATACGTATTTGGATTGGTGGATTAGATTCGTCAAAATTACATTTTAGTTCTCCCGAAGATGAAGTATCTGTATTACCACATTCTTGTCGTCTTGAAAATAAAACTTATGCATTTGATTTTAAAGCAGACATAGATGTTCAATATGTTTTTTCAGATGATACAGAATTAAAACAATTTAAGAATGTTATGATTGGACAAATTCCTTTACTTTTGAAAAGTTCTCTGTGTTATTTGCGTGGAATGACATCTGAAGAATTATATGATGTTGGTGAATGTAGATTTGAATTAGGTGGTTATTTTATTATTACAGGACAAGAACGTGTTTTATTAACTCAAGAATCTTTGGCATCCAATATTTTTTATGCACAAAAAAGAATTGAACCACCATCTAGTACACAATTAAGAACTGCATCTGAAAAAGAAGTAAAAAGTATACTTCAAGAAAATGAAAAAGAAAATAAGTTTCAATATGTTTGTGGAATTTTTTCTGAATCTGAAGATGGAACTTTATCAACAAAACATCTTTTAATAATTCCTCCTGAAAATAAACTTCAAGATGACCGACAAAAAATTGCTAAAGAAACTGATTATTCTAAATTTTCAACAAGTAGATTAGCAACTTTTGCTTTGAGAGGATTTAGTAATCCTGTTCCATTAATAAGTTTATTTTATGCTTTAGGTTGTACTACAGATAAAGATATTTATGATATAACATTAATTGGTGTTCAAGATTCACAAAAAACTATGTATGATCCAATACTTACAGAATTATTTTTATCACATGATAGATTTCTAGATATAGAATTAGCAAAATTAGAAGATCAAACAGAAGATATTAATTTAGTAATTTTACGAAGAGAAACTAGAACAAGAAGTAGTGGAGCAGTATTTATGAATTTATTTTCAAAATTATTTCCACATTGTGAATCTCAAAAAGAATCATTACCTTCATTCTTTAAAAGAAAAGCTTATTTATTAGGACGTATGCTTAAAATGAGTTTAGATGTTATTTTGGGAAAAGAAAATTCTGACAGAGATCATTTTCAATTTAAAAGATTATCTGCATCAGGTGAACTTTGTTTTAAAGAATTTGTAAGAATTTATAGAGAAATTGGAAATTTTATGACAAAAGAATTAGATAAACGTATTGAATTCGAAAAACAAGTTTATAAAGGAAAAAATTTATCAAAATTAATTCAAGAAGAAAATTTAATTAGATATTGGAAACCTTACATTTTCTTACAAGAATATGAAAAAGCTTTTAAAGGTATGTGGGATGGAAAATCTGGTGTTGCACAAGTTTTATCAAGAATTTCTTATTTAGGTTCAGTATCACATTTGCGTCGTATAAGTTTAGATATTGATAAAGATGTTAAAATTTTATCTACAAGAAAATTACATACTTCTTCATGGGGATTTTGTTGTCCAATTGATAATCCAGATGGAAAAAGTATTGGTATTATAAAATCACTTGCTTTATTTGCAAAAATTTCTGTTCAGCAAAGTATTTCTAATATGAAAGAAATAATATTTCAACAAAATGTTATTCCAATAAATTCTTTGAATCCATCAATGTGGGATACTAAATGGACAAAAATATTTTTAAATTCTGATTTAATTGGTGTGTGTAATGACACAGAAATTTTCCATCAAAATTTATTAGAATTAAGAAGAACACAATTTGACAAATCAGTTTCTTTAGCATGGAATAGAATGGAAAATGAATATATGATACAATGTGATGCAGGAAGACCTTTAAGATATTTATATCAAGAAAATGTTAAACCTGAATCAATTCGTTCAGCAAAGACTTGGATAAATTTAACTAAGTATATGGATTTAGTTGATCCTTCAGAAACTGAAACTTTGAGAATTTCAATGGAACCTTTTTCCAGATATCCTTCAGAAATTCATGCATCAACATTATTTTCTCCATCAGCAAGTATTAATCCTTTTGTAGACCATAATCAAGCACCTCGTAATATGTTTGCTGCTCAACAAATTAAACAAGCATGTTCATGGTTTAATACATCATTTGATAAACGATTTGATGTTATAGCAACACATGCACATTATGTTCAACGTCCATTAACACAAACATGGACAACACATAAAATTTTAGCAAATGGTTGTTTATCTTATGGAGAAAATGCTGTGGTAGCTTTGTGTATTTATGGTGGGTACAATCAAGAAGATTCTATAATTTTGAATAAGAGTGCAGTTCAACGTGGATTATTTGATTTAACAAGTTATCATTCATATGATTTTTCTGAAACAATTGTTGATTATGTAACACAAAATCATACTTTAATAACAAATTTAATTTTAGATCCTCGTTTTAGAGAAACTGTTCCTAGAAAAAATGGGAAAGATGGTGAATTAGAATATGGCTTTTTAGACTCAGATGGAATTATTAAATTAGGTTCAAAAGTTTATAGTGATACAATTTTAATTGGTATGGTAACTCCAAAAGTTAATCAACATGGTTTAATTGAATCTTATAAAGATATATCTATTCTTCCTAAAAAAGGACATGTTGGTATTATAGATGCTGTATATAGATATACAACACAAGAAGGATTATTAGGTGTAAAAATTAGAATTTCAGAAGGTCGTCAACCAATTGTAGGAGATAAATTTGGTTCACGTCACGGACAAAAAGGAACATGTGGAATTTTAATGAATGAAGAAGATATGCCTATGACTTCTGAAGGTTTGAGACCCGATTTAATTATTAATCCACATGCATTACCTTCACGTATGACTATTGGACAATTTTTAGAAACTATGTGTGGAAAAATTGCTTGTCATCTTGGATGTTTTATGGATGGAACACCATTTACAACTCAGAATAGAGTTCATGATACAAAAGATATACTTTTACAATTAGGTTATCATCCTCATGCAAATGAATTATTATATAATGGACAGACCGGTGAATTAATGCAATCAGAAATATTTATGGGACCTACATTTTATGAAAGATTCAAACATATGGTTGAAGATAAAATTAATTATAGATCTACAGGACCACGTACATTAATGACACATCAACCTTTAGAAGGAAGAGCACAAGATGGTGGTTTACGTATAGGAGAAATGGAACGCGATTCATTAATTTCACACGGAATTTCAAATTTTCTTCAAGAATCAATGATGAAACGTTCTGATGCTCGTGAATTCTTATATGATAAAGATTCAGGAAAATTAAATTTAGGAGAATTTTTGGATAAAAAAGAAATGCCACATTGTGCAGGATTATTTATACATGAAATGGAATCTATGCATTTATCTGTGAAACTTTCTTGAACGAGTTTTCTTATTCTTTTTATTTTTAGATTTACGACGTGTTTTACGTCTTGAATTTCCAGTTTGTTCTGGAACATAAGAAAGTTTTGATTTAGGAAAAGATGAAGCTGTAGACGTAAGAGGTATAAGATATTTAGAAAAACTTATTGGAGGTGAACCAGGGGGAGTAGGAGCAGGAGGTGCTCTAAATCCAAGTGGTAAACTATAATCTCCAACTTCTTGTAAAGGTTTTTCTATTGCTTCTTCTGCTTGTTGACCATGCCACATTTCTACATTTGGCATTTGTCTAGGAATACCACCAGGAACTTGTGGAGGTGGAAGAGGAGCAAATGCAATAGGAGATTCACCTTCTTTAATTCCTCCATTGTCTACTGCTCCTTGTGGTGGTGCAACAGGTGGAATACCTTCTTTACCATCAGGAAAAAACCCAACACCACATTCTTTTCCAACATCGATAGATCTATGTTTCTTTATACCAATTAATTTTCCATCTTTATCAGACCAGAAATCACTGTCCATTACTGTGTCAATACCTTGAGCAAATGCCAGAGCCAATGTTGCACAATTTCTTTCTTTAGTCCCTTCAATTTCTTTTTCTGATGTTCCAGAAGCTACTTGTTCTTTTATTCTTTCTTCGGCTCTTTTTAATACTTCACGTTGTTTTCTTATAATCACTTGAATACATCGACTTTTAAGTAAAGCTATCATATGGTCAGATCCCCTATCTTTATGCGGCCTACTTACCCAATATTCAACCATATTTTTAACAATGTATTTTCTAAATGTTTCAGGAAATAAATTGGCCACTTCATTAAAATATGTAAATCCATCAACCAAATCTAAAACTCGACTATTTGGATTAGTCATTGCAATATTTTCAACAATATCCATCATAACTACTCTAGCTTGTCGTGGATCTTGTGGAATTTTTTGAATTTCTTCTTGAATTAATCTAGTTAAAACCGGATGTTCATCCATTAATTTAACAAAATCACCTCCACCAATTGGTAACAATCTAGAAGGCCATCGTGAATCTAAATAACGTTTTAATTCATCTTGAGAACTTGGAGGTGCCATAGAAACAATTTTATTTACAAAATTTTTTCCAGTTGATGGAACACCTAAAGCTCTTCGTAAAGTACCTGTTGAAATTTTTGGAAGTAATGACATTTTACAATTATATTAATAACGGATTTTATTGTTAGTTGAATAATATTATTAAAAGATTAAAAGATGGAATCTTTAAAAGTTATTAAACGCGATGGCTCGGTAGTTCCTATAAGTTTTGATGAAATTACTCAACGTATTCGTAAATTAGCTGAAGGACTTCCACATGTTAATCCAGATATTGTAGCACAAAAAGTATGTTCACAATTGGAAGATAATATGTTGACATCTAAACTAGATGAATTTGCAGCAGAAGTTGCAGCAATGATGCAATCACGTTATCATCCTAATTATGGTTATCTAGCTTCACGTATTCTAGTATCTAATTATCATAAAAATACTCCTGCAACATTATATGATTGTGTTAAAAATCTTTCAGTTTCTTCAAAATATAAAGACTTAGTAAAAAATTACCGTGATGAATATGAGAAAATAATTATGTATGCACGTGATTATAATTTTGATTATTTTGGATTTAAAACTTTAGAAAGATCTTATTTAATGAAAGGTGAAAGACCACAACATATGTGGATGCGTGTAGCTATTCAATTACATGAAAAAAATTTTCGACTTGTAAAAGAAACTTATGATGCATTATCTGAAGGATATTTTATTCATGCAACACCTACTCTATTTAATTCTGGAACCGAAAAACCTCAATTATCATCATGTTTTCTTTTGAAAATGAAAGATGATTCTATTTCTGGTATTTATGATACTTTAAAAGATTGTGCACAAATTTCTAAATGGGCAGGTGGTATTGGTTTGAATATTCATAATATTCGTGGACGTGGTTCAAGAATTCATGGGACACAAGGTGAATCTACAGGTATTGTTCCTATGTTGAAAGTTTATAATGATACTGCAAAATATGTAAATCAAGGTGGTAAACGTAATGGTTCATTTGCTATTTATCTAGAACCATGGCATTCTGATATTGAAGATTTCTTACGTTTGAAACTCAATCAAGGTTCAGAAGATGAACGTGCTCGTGATTTATTTTATGCTTTGTGGATTCCTGATTTGTTTATGAAAAGAATTGAAGAAGATTCGTATTGGACTTTAATGTGTCCTTCAGAATGTCCAGGATTATCAAATATGTATGGTTCTGAATTTGAAGAAATGTATATTAAATATGAATCTCTAAATTATGGTAAACGTGTTCCAGCTAAAGATATTTGGAAACTTGTTATGGATTCACAAATTCAAACTGGTATGCCTTACCTATGTTATAAAGATGCAGCAAATTCTAAGTCAAATCAACAAAATCTAGGTGTTATTAGGTCATCAAATCTTTGTGCAGAAATTATGGAATATTCTTCTTCAGATGAAACTGCAGTATGTAATTTAGGTTCTTTAGCTTTACCAAGATTTATTGTTGATGGTGTATTTAATTTTGATTTATTAAGAAAATATACTAAGATTCTAGCTAAGAATCTAGATATTCTCATAGATAAAAATTATTATCCTACACCTGAATGTTCAAAATCTAATTTTAAAAATAGACCTATTGGTATTGGAGTTCAAGGTTTGGCAGATGTATTTGCTCGTCTAAAACTTCCATGGACTTCACAAGAAGCTCGTAAATTAAATAAAGAAATATTTGAACATATTTATTATGCTGCTTTAGACGCTTCAATTGAAAGATGTCAAGATTTAACTGAATATCAACATTTAGGTCTTAAAGAACCTGGTTGGTATCCGAGCTTTCATGGTTCACCAATGTCACGTGGTATTTTACAATTTGATATGTGGAATGAAAAACCTACTACTGATTTAGATTGGGATTATCTTCGTGTAATGGCACAACAAGGTGTTCGTAATTCTCTGATGGTAGCTCTGATGCCTACTGCATCAACATCACAAATTCTTGGTAATAATGAATGTTTTGAACCATTTACTTCAAATATGTATTCAAGAAGAGTTTTAGCTGGTGATTTTATAGTAATTAATAAATATTTAGTTCAAGACTTAGTTGAGCGTAATATGTGGACAACGGATGTTCGTACACAAATTCTTGCAAATAATGGTTCTATACAATCTTTAGAATGTATTCCAAGTGAATTGAAAAATCTATATAAAACTGTATGGGAAATACCACAAAAAGTTTTAATAGATATGTCTAGAGATCGTGCTCCATTTATTTGTCAATCACAATCTCTTAACTTGTTTGCTCAAGAACCATCATATTCTAAATTAACATCTATGCATTTCTATGCATGGAAATCTGGGTTAAAAACTGGTTGTTATTATTTAAGAACTAGAGGGGTAGCTAGTGCACAAAAATTTACTGTTGAACCTTGTCTAACTTGTTCTTCCTAGACCTCGTTTAAATTTTCTCTTTATTAAAGTATAAAAAATGGAAGGTATGCAAGTAAATAGTTCTGCTGGTAATTCTGCTTCTGTTGGTGGTCGTCGCCGTAAGTCTCATAAATTACGTCTTGTAAAGAAAAAGACTGTACGTCGTATGTTAGCTAAACAAGGATTAAAGATGCGTGGTGGTGGTCCTGTAGAAGGTATGCAATTAAATAGTTCTGCTGGTAACTCTGCTCCTGTTGGTGGTCGTCGTCACCGTTCTAGAAAGACTCGCCGCCGCCGAGGGATGTTTCACTTTTAGATTTATTAGAAATTTCATCAATTAATAAAAATAATTCATCACAAAACCCAAAATGACAACCATTAGTTTCACCTAAAGATTTTCTAGCTGAAATATTTTTTTTATGCACTAAAGAAACTATAACTTCTTGTGGAGATATTTCACGACACATTTGTTCGCGACCACGAATAAATTTGTCTCCTTCTGCAATTTCATCGCAGAATCCTCTTTCTTCCCAAAACTTTTTAGAAAAACATAAAGTTGCTTCAGAAACTCTTTCAGACATTTCTAAAGTTATTGGTGGAACATTCATAAATGATACTTTTTTATCAATATCGTAACATGGTATAGTTGTACAAAATGTACACTCTTTTTCAGGTGATTTTAATAACATAGAAATTCTTGTTAAAATAGAATTATTTGGATAAATATCATCATCATCCATGATACATATATAAGAATACATTGAATTTAGAACACCAATATTTCTTTTTTCTGAAATATTTAATTTTTTATCTAATTGAATATAATTAACATTTGGAATACCAATTAAATCTTCTTCAATAGAATCACCATCATTAACAATAACCCATTCTAATTTTTCTGGTGGATATGATTGAATTAAATAAGAATATTTAGCTAAAGGAATAAATTCTGGACGATTATAAGTTAATGTAACAATAGAAATACATGGTAAATCAGATTCTGCAATAAATAATTTATCTAAATGAAATTCAGGAATTTCAGGAAATTTTAATTGAATAAATTTCCGATGTCTTTTTTCATATTCTTGACGAATTAATTCAGATTTATTTTTTTTATGTTTTAATGATGTTTCAGTATATGTTGTTAATGCTGATCTAATAGATTGTGATGAAGTATCTATAATTGAACCTAAACATGTAGGATGTGGAATATTTTGTAATTCATAACCCCACAAAGCTTGTGAAGTTAATTCATGAAATGGTTTAATATTGCTCAAAATTAAATTACATCCTGCAGACATAGCTTCATTTACACAATGACAAAATCCTTCACATACTGATACACATATTGCTAATCCACAACTATGTAATAAATCATCATATTCAGATTCAGTTAAAACATCATATAAAAATATTTTTGGTATGTCTGGAATAAAAAATTGAACTTCATTTTTTTTATGAGGAATATGTAATTCAGGTAATTTTTCAAATAAAGCACGATCTTTTAAATAAATATCATAATATGCTTTTAAAATAGGTTTAGGATTTCTAAACATATTTTTTCCTACTAAAACAATAGCTTTTCCATAATCTTTTGTTTTTTCTGGATAAATTTTATCTATTGATGTCCATCCAATATATTTTACATTTTGAGAATATTGTGAAAAAATATCACGTGCTTCATAAGTTTTTACCCAAATTTCATCAAACATATTCATATAAGGTATCCATGTTTTATAAGTCCATTCAGGATTAGGTATCCAAATATTTTTGGAAGCTGAAATAAATAATGCAGGATTTACTAATTCTAAAAAAATATTTAATTCTGCTTCAGGACATTCAGGTAAATAATGTTGAATTTTTCTAATTTCTGCTTCAGGAAATTGATTTGCAATTAATCCTCTTAAAATTGCAGAATCTTGTCCTAAACCTTTTGATAAAAAATTTGAAATTAAATTTATTCTCATTTTTCTTTTTCTTTTATTAACTTTTTTTAAGTAAACTTAAATTTACGTAAAAAAAATGGTGCGGGGGCACCGGGGCTCAAACTGGAGCGTAGGGGTTTTCCTTAGGCTGGGAGGGGTTAATTGCGACAGCAGCAGCACGTGCAGCATAAACGATGTGTTTGTCACAACGAATAGTACCGACACATTTCTCTCGGCAATGGATGCAGAGAAGTGCAGGGCAGTCGGCACAAATTGTGCCAAGAAACGCAGTTCCATGAAAGAAAGTTGGTTTGGTATGGATGATGTGGTTGCATTTGGGATTGCAGCACTTTAGTTCAGGACCTTTCTGGTCATATAACGGGGCGTGAGGTTTGCAGCAAGCAAGTCTCATGCGGATGTAGGTGAATAAGATGAAGTTGCTGAAGAAAATAGTGCCAAATGCCCAAAGTGCTAGAGCAATACCGAACTCTGGAAGAATAATACCCCAGCCAATGCAGATCAGGCAGGGATTATTGCAGCAGTATCTTTCGCAGTTCTCATAGCCAGTGCCACGTTGACCTCCATGTAACTTGTAGATGGTTTCCATTACCGCACACATAGTAAGCACGCCTACAGTAATTGAAAAGGCTAGATGAATAGTGAGGGCAGTGAAGAAAGCAGCACCAACAATATCACTTAGTTTTTCCCTTGTTTTATCAAGGTAATCATAAGTTAGAAGTGGGGCGAGGAGGGGATATGGGATGGATGAGGGGGTAGAGCGTGGAGTCACGGATGATGATGGCGTTTGGGTGGGAGTTGCAGTCATGGTTGAAGTTGCAGTAGATGTGGAAAAGCTGGAATATGTTTGAGTATAAGAGCTTGATAGCGTAAATGTTGTAGACATTGTTGGGCTGCGGCTAGGCATGAAGGGTGAAGCGCGGGGAAAGCTGGTCACGCTTGAGCTGAGAGTTGAAGACTTGGTTGAAGTGGAGCTGCGCGTAGCAGATGGGCTGACAGATGAAGACTTGGTGGAAGTAGCACTGCGCGTGTCAGATGAACTTGCAGTTGAGGTTCTTGTAGCAGAAGAACTGCGCGTATCAGATGAACTTGCAGTTGAGGTCTTGGTGGCAGATGCAGAAGCAGTTGCACTTGTAGAATTCAGGGGTTGGGCAGATGCGAGCGCTAAAAGCAGGAAAGCAATGGCGCGCATTTTTGGATGGTTTGCCCAAGAAATAACAACACAATTCCTATAAATTAAAAATCCGTTTTACATTTCATAATTATAAAATTATAAAATTATAAAATTATAAAAATTAAAAATGGTCTAAATTAAATTAGACCGAGAGGGTGGGCTTGCAGCACGGGGAAGGGCAGACTCTGCAGCAGCTGTTTTTGCAGATGGCGGTAGCAGCAAAAGAAGCTTGGGCAGCAGCATAAGCTTCAGCGGTGAGGAGCTGAGTAGCAACAAGAACATTGTGAGCTCTTGAGGCAGCATGAATAGAGTCAGCAGCAGCAGCAGCAGCAGCATCACATCTAGATTTGGGGAGGTCAGGAGGAGGGGGTTTGTTCTGACTCTTTGCGTGACGGACGGCATCAGTATGATTTTGGGCGTCAAGAGCATCAGCTTCTAGGGCTCGCTTGCGGTGCCAGTCACTTTCAAAACCACCGTGGGCGGTGAGAAGTTTGTTAGCAGCAATGGAGGCATCTTCAGAAGCATGAAGTGCTGCAGTGGCAGTAGCAGCAGCAGTAGCGTAGCGCGCAAGTTTTTGTTGGCGTTTTTGGTCAAGAACAGCATAAGTAATCTCGGGGTGGATGGTGAGATAATCAACGAGGCTTGTTGAGATGCCCGTAGGATTGTACCGAGACCGTCTATTATCAAACATGGAGAGCAAGGTGCCTTGGCATGAGGAGAGGATGGTGTGCGGGAGGGGGCCGCCCGCAAAGGCGCAGATGGCATTCTGGGGCAGGAGTGAAGCGGAAATGCGCTTGAACTTGGCAGTGTGCTCGGCAGCACGATTTGCTATTTCGTCACTTTTCGTCACATGCTTTTCGTGGAGAGCTGCTTGTTCCTCAGTAAATTTCAATGCACGGGGGGCGCAGTGAAATAAAGTTGGTAAGAAGCAGCACAGGAAGACAAAGACGAGACATAGTGCAAGAGCAGTCGTGTTTATGGGTGGGCTTGGGTCAAAGTTGGTGGTGGTGGTGTTGGTCTGGAGGCCGCGGAGAAAGGCGCTAGTCGGGGCAAGCGCAAGTGCGAGCATGATAAGGATGCTCATTGTGGGGGGAATAACAACAAATTTTTACAATTTAGAAATCCGTTTTCTACGAGTTTTTCTTGTTTCATTGAATTTTCTTAAAGTTCTTGAAGTTTGACCAATATATTTTAAATATTTTTTCCATGAATCTTTATTTTTTATATCTGAACATGAATTTAAAAATCCAATTTTTCTATCATATAGGAATTCAGGATAATCAAATAAAATTTCTATATTTGAAGTAAAATTTTCTTTATCTATAAAATCATTTAATTTTTTACATAAATCTTTCATTTCAGAAGAACCAAATCCATACCAAGGATCAAATATATCTTTTTTATATTTAGTATCATCATAAGTAATTTCAGAACCATTCCAACCAACTTTTGTTACCGGTCTCCAAAAATCCCATCCTGAATCCCAAACAAATACTTGGAAATCTAATTTACAATATAATTCATTATGTTTTATTACTTCTAACATTTTCTTAATTATAAAATACTAAGCAATAATATAATGGAAAAATTCCGTGGATCTACATTAATATTTCCAAGACCAACAAAAGATGAATGGAAATTAATTGATGAAACTGATAAATATTCTAAAAAACAAAGAAAAAAATGTTCTGAAAAATCTGGTAGAGAATGCACTTTATTCCCATATACTTTAGGTTTAAAAGTTTTAGAAATATTCAAACCTAAAAAATGGTTAGATCCTACTGCAGGATGGGGTGACCGATTAAGATGTGCAATTACATATGGTTGTTCTTATTTAGGTATAGATTCAAATCCTGATATGCAATCTGCTTATCACGAAATTATTGGACAAAATAAAAATGTTGAAGTTTTAGAAGGAAAATTTCAAGATGTTTCTATTCGTGGAAAATATGATTTAGTATTTACAAGTCCACCATTTTATACAAAAGAAAAATATGAAAATATGACAGAATGGAAAAATGTTGAAGAATTTTTAAAAGAATTTTTAAATCCTTTATTTGATAAATCAGTAAAACATTTATCTAAAAATGGTCATTTAGTTTTATATATTGAAGATTTAAGAACAGAACCTTTTATAGATCTTATGAAAGGTTATGCAGAAGAATTACCTTTAATTTATGAAGGTGCATTTTATTATGAATCTAAAACACCAAAACCTTTTTATGTATGGAAACGGAAATAATTTTTTTGAATTGTAATGTAAATAAAAATGAACCATATTCCTGAAGGTTTAACACCTTATGAAATTGATATGAATCCACAATTACTACAATTATGGTCTTTAAGTATTGCTACACAAAATGTTGAAAAAGCAGCATTTATCTTTGAAAATTATTTTGAAGATGTAGATTATCGTAGAGAAATTTATGGTTTTGTTACTATTTTAAAATCATATAAAAAATCTTTGAGAAAAGCTATTCATAAACATTTTAAAACCTAAAAAAAACTTTTTAGTTCACCATATCTTGTTCCATAAACATGTACATTCATAGGATTAGCTATTGGTGGTGCAAAATCTTCAATATCTTTTCTATAAAACATATAGAAATCAACTTCAGAATAAACTTTTGCTGCAGCATAACCTACTACACGTGCATTCAAATCTTCTAAGTCAGAAGATACTGTTGAAGGATTATTACGACCAAACATTAAATAATACGATCGCATAATTAATTTTAAATCATCATCAGATTGTTTATCAATTTGAAATTTTCCTCCTGACATTTGAGAAACTTGTAATTGAATTTTTTGTTGTAATAAATCTATATTTGATTGACTAAAAAATGTGGTATTCAAAGGAGTTGCTGTATGCATATGACCAATTAATTCTTGACGTGTATCATGACTAGGTAATGGTTCACCAGCGTATAAAGAAAATGGTTTATCATGTTTAACTTCATTAAAATTAGGAATTCTACCAGAATGTTGAGGTGGAGGAAATTGTTGAGATGTTGAAGTTAAATTATAATTATTTTGAACAGATTCAGGTTTTACAAAGTTCATTTTAATATATCACTAGTTTATTTTCAGGATGTCCAATATAATCCCAAATTGCATTAATTTTTTCACTTTGTAAAATTGTTGGTAATGCAGGATATGGTTCTTTAAAAAATCTTACATATAAATACGCTACTGTTCCTCCTAAAGTTAAAACAATTGTATCAGTTTGTAATGCAGGTGTATCAAATTCCAAGGCTGATGCATTTAGAGTTACAGGATACATACCAGTAGGGAAATTCAAAAGAAAAAATTCAATATCAGTAATTAATTCACTTACAAATTCGAAATCATTATAGGGTTGTATAATCTTAGAAGCTATAAAATATGGAGTTGGCATTTGCTTAGAGGGGGTATTAATTTTATTGAATTTTCAATTAATCATCTAAATAAAGAGTATAAAAAATGCCCGTTTCTACCGTTGCCACATTAAATCTTGATCATTTGTTCACCGCTGTTGCTGGAACTACTTACAGCTATCAACTATTGGGTGAAACTATGACTTCTACCATAGATGTAGATCACGTAGTTAACTTAACTGTTCCTCGAAGTAAATTAAATAAGGTTTTATGTTATGGATCTGAATGGTATTTACAAACTGGTTCTACGGGTGTAGGTGAAACTGGAGCAGCAGGAACTACTTATTACCAACCTGAACCTGCAGTAGCACTTCTTTTACAAACTGTTCTTGGTTCTTATTTAGATGATTTAACTGCAGGATTAACTGGTGTAACTTCTGGAACTACTCATGGTAGTAATGCAAGTAATTATATTACTGATGATTTATCAGTTCAAGTTCCTAATTTAGTAAGAAAGTTTCAAGATATTAAAGGATTTACTTATTTAAATAATGGTCTTGATGGTGATGCTGGAAGTACTGGAAATGTAGTAGATTATTTAGCACAAATTCCTGTTGAAGCAATTCATTCTGTAAACTTCTCTCCTGTTGATACTTTACCTCTTTCTCAAGTAACTGGTGATTTATTATCTACTCATACTGCAGGACAAACTATGGCACATACTGGATTATCTGGTGCATTAGAATCATTATTTGAACAAGCTGTAGGTGCGGGAATGGTTACTACAGGTAATACTGGAGGAACTGATTTATCTAATCCAGCATATTGGACAAGTTTTCCTACAGCTATTGGTGATTTAGAAACTTCTATTAAGGCTGGAGGTTCCTCAGTTCCAGTTTATGGTGCAACTTTTGCTCCAGGACAATCTTTAGGCATTTTCGTTAAATACAATCTTACAAAAGTTCGTCAATATCAATTACATGCATTAGCTGATTTAGGTGCAACTGGTGCATCACAAGTAGCTACATTAACTTTTGGTGGTGAAACTTTTGATGCCATATTAGGAAATGCAGCTGAAGTTTCTGAAGTTGTTCCTGTAATTTATCAAATTATTTTTACTGCATCTAGTCTATAATATAAATAAATGGGTCGAACTATGTTGATAGCACAACCTATTCCTATTCGTGATGTTTCTCAACAAAAAAACGATGTGCTTTCTGCATTAACAAAATATTTTAAAAAACAAATTACTAAAGAAGAATTAAAAGTTTTATTAGAAGAAATTAAATCTAAATTACGTTCTTAAAGATTCATATAAAGATGAATTTAAAACTTCAGTTACTTCTAAAGATAAAGATATAAATCCACCCATTAATTGAACAAATTGTTCATATTCATCTACAACTGATACTGTAAATGCAGTAATATTTGTAGGTTGTTTTAAATTATATGTTTTAGTTATAGTATTACTTCCATTATCATAAATAATATCATTTTTAGGAACATCTACAATAATTTTTGCAAATGCTGCTGTATTTGTACGATCAGGTTGATTATGATCAACAACTTTCCAATCTTTATTTAAAGATAAAAATAAATAATTTGAATCTAAAACATCAGGTATTGCATAACCTGTATGAGAAGTATTAAATGCTGTTTTTTTAATTAATTTATTTGTAGAATCTCTTGTAAAATTTTCATTACGAAATCCTAAATTATATCCAAGACCCCAATTATAATTTCTTGATGCAAATATACCACTTCTAAAATCTAATGAAAATTGTATAGGAGTAACAACAGTATTAATAACTTTTGTACAAGAAATTACTATTATTCCTGAAATTGAATTTAAAACTATTGTAAAAGTATAATCAGGAAAAACATTTTTTAATTCACCAGTTATTGCATTTTGTAAAGAATTACTTAATGTTGTATCTAAAGAATAATTTCCGGAAGTAATACTTATTAATCCAGATTTTCCAGTATCTTGTACAGTTACTAATAAAGTTGTATTACCACGAATTTCAGAAAATGTATACCATGTATTTGGAATTTCTAAAGAAGATAATCTAATAGAAACTACATTTTTTATTGGTGACATAAGTTTAAATAAAAAGTTTGAAGGATTATCTTTTAAACTTGTTCGAAATCTTGAATCTATACTTATAACATGAATTTTTACAGATTTATAAAAACTAATTGATGTAGTATGTGAGGATTTATGCTGTTCTAATTCACCTAATTTTGCAGCTTGTTGATGTGAACCACCATATTTTTGAAATTCATGTTGGTCTTCTAATTCTTCTCTTTCTTCTGGTTGATGAGCGTCTACATCATCATATTCACCATGATCAACAAAAAGTTCTTTCGCATTAGGTTCAAATTCTTTTCTAGCTTCTTCATCATTTTCAGCAAGAAGTTCAATATATGATTTTTCCATTTGAATATTTAATACTAAATGATTCTAAGTCATCTAACCATAAAGTTTCAGGAGTTTTCTTTTCAAGTTCAGTAATTTTCTTTTTCAATAAATCTAATTCATCACGATGTTTTTGTGCATGAATAGAAGTTAAAGATTTAATTGGTAAATCTAGTAAATAATCATAAGAATCTGAAATTTTTACAAATTTTTGTTGTTCAAGTAATTTTGTACATTCTTCAATAGTTTTGCGTTTCAAATCTGGAATAGGCATATCAAAACATTGTTGTGTAATAAATCTTACAACATTTTCATGATAAGGTAATTTTTCTTTTAAGTGAGAAAGTAAGAATACTTTTCTTTTTTTATACAGATCTTTTCTAACAAGACAAAATTCTTCTAAAATTTCAAATAATGATTCATATTTTTGAATAGTATTTTCAGAGTTAAATGCATGCATATTAGTTAATTTCAATTTATAACTAAGAGATTTTTCGATTATTGATGAATCAGAACATTTAATTTTAAATAAGACTTGAGTATCTGTTGAAGTATCTTCATAATCTTTAATAAGTCCTTCTTGGATTCTAGAATCTAACCATTCTTTATAATCTGATGTCCATGTTTCAATAGGAAGTTCAGTAATTATAATACCATCTTTTTCTTTTTTCCATGAACCTTTAATTTCTAGATTTTCCACACTTCCTTGGAATCCACGATACCATGGTTCTAAAGAAATTTCTTCTAGTTTAATTTCTGATTTCAACCATGATTTCAATCCTTCAATAATTTTATGCGGATTACATTGTGGAATAAATGTAGAATAACCTGTACCAATACCACGTGCACCATTGATTAGAAGCATGGGTATAATAGGTGAATACCATTCAGGTTCAACTTTCAAACCATCATCATCGCGATATTTCAAACAACCAAAATCATCTGATGGGATCAAAGAAGGTAAATATGGTTGCATAAAAGTATGAATATAACGTGGTGATGCAGCATCTTTACCACCTTGTAGACGTGTCCCAAATTGTCCTTGTGGAACAAACCATGGAATATTTTGTGAACCAACAAAATCTTGTGCCATACCAACAATTGTGTCGTTCAAAGAAGCTTCACCATGATGATAACCAGAATGTTCAGAAACATAACCAGCAAATTGTGCAACACGAATTTCTGATTTTAAATTTCTTTTAAATGCTGAAAATAGAATTTTACGTTGTGAAGTTTTTAAACCATCCATAATATTGGGAATTGATCTTTCTAAATTATAATTTGAGAAATGTATTAAATCTTTATTAATAAAATCTTCATATAAAACTTCTTTTATAGGATTTAAAATATCTGATTCACGATGTGTTTGTAACCATGTTTTACGATTATCTGCCATAGATTTATTAAATGCTAATTCCAGAGATTCATCAGATTTTGAAGAATATTGAAATCCAATAATATTAGGTGATTTAAAATATTCTTTTGCTTCTTGTGCAGTTGATGTTCCTAAACCTTTATAATATTTAATTTTCCATCCTGTATTTTCTATTTTCCATTGTTCATATTCATATTGAGTATAAAATGATAACGTTTTTGAAGATTTAGAAGCTTTTACAATTGGTGTACTCATAAAATTTAAGAATCCAGGTATTTTAAATAGGGAATGCCATAATTCATGAAATACATTTATGAGCAAACCGCGAATATGTGATCCATCATAATCTTGATCAGTCATAATAAGAATTTTTCCATATCTTAAAGATTTCAAATCCGCGTATTTTTTTGCGGATTCAAGTCCCATAATTTTTTTCAAGTTTATGATTTCTTCAGTTTCTGAAATCTTTTTTATTGAGACATCTTTAACATTCAGTAATTTACCACGCAAAGGATAAACGCCAAAATATTGACGTTGTTCTTGAGATAAACCAGAAAGAGCCATAGCTTTTGCTGAATCGCCTTCAGTCAAAATAAGAATACATTCTTGACTTCTCGGAGTTCCTGCAAATGAAGCATCATTTAATTTAGGAACCGTAACTTTAGAAGTTTTTTTACCATCAGTTTTTTTATCATCTTTTTTATCTTTCTTTTCTTGTTCTTCTAAAACTTTATCAATAATATTAAGTTTCAATAATTTTTTTAAGAATTCAGGTGAAAGTTTACATGAAACTTTTGAAGTCATAATTTCTTTAGTTTGTGATGAAAAGGAAGGATTTTCAATTGAACATGAAATAAATATAGCTAAAGAATCTTTTATAAATGAAGGTTTAACTTTAATTTTTTTCTTTAATTCCAAATGTTCAACAAAGAAAGAAACAATTTGATTTAGAATTTCATCTACATGTTTTCCTCCACGTGTCCAAACACCATTAACAAATGATACTGACATAAATTTATTTGATTCACCAATAGCAATATTCCATCTTGGCATATTTTCTACTATGAGTGTATCAACATATTTTAGAGCATAAGATTGCAAATCTTTATATTTTATTACTTGAGAATTCCATGTAACTTTTGTTCCTACAGTCATAGCAATATCATGAACACGTCTTTCAAGAACTTTTATAATTGATGAAGGAATTTCAGTCCAACCAAATTTTTGAAAATCAGGTGTCCATGAAATTTCAATTGATGATTTTTGTTTGCATGTTGTTACACGAGGTTTACCAATTAATGTCATATTATTTTCAAAAGTTTGTTCATACTTACGTCCTTCTTTAGAATTTATAATACAAAGTTCAAATTTTTTCGAGAAAATATTTACAAGTTTTACACCATAACCATTTTTACCACCAACTAATTTCTTTTCAGATTTATTATAATTTGTTGAAGTTAAAAGTTCTGCAAATATAAGTTGAGGAATTGGTATATGATATTCAGGATGTTCAGAAATTGATATTGCTTCACCATCATTTTTTACAGTAATTTTTTCAGGAGTAACATTAATTGAAATATGTTTTACTAGATCATCTGATTGTGATTCACGAAGACGTACAACATGATCATGTGCATTAACTAAAAGTTCATCTACAAGTTTATAAAATCCAGGATTAAAATCCAGTAATTCCAAAATAATACGATCATCTTTCAAAATATAATGTTCTTCTTTAGAATTTTCTATACTACCAATATACGTATCAGGTAGTTCATAAATATGTTCACGATGAGTATGTTTTTTATATTCCATCGTAATTAAAAATTACATGGATATCAATATGTAAATCCGTTTTAAAAGTAAAAAAGGACTCACGAGCTAAAACTCGATATTGTCAGGGGGTGCGTTGTGACGTCAAGCGGAACAGTTGGGTGGCGTCGGGGGACGCAGATGAAAGACTCAGATGAGTCTACACAGACCCGCCAGAAGCAGACTCAGAAGACCTGTGACGCTTGGGGATTGGTGGAGGGATGGCCTGACTCGCAGAAAGCCCAGCGCCACTGGCGGAGGGGGGAGCAGAGTGAAGGGGCACATACTCTTCGTCGTCGGAGTTGGGGAAGTACTCTTGGGCTTCAGGCTCGGCCTCCACTGCGGGGAAGTGGGGTGCCAGGTCATTGTAGGCCTTGCGGTACTTGTTGTCAGAAGGAAGACGGGCGATAAATGCACTCAGGAGCTGACTGTGGTAGAAAGCGAGGAGGTTGCAGAGGAGCCACTGGAAAGCAAGCTTGCGCCTGCGGATAGCGTTACTGTGGTTTGAGGGGGAGATGGCAGCCCGGAGGGGCTTGGTGAAGTTGCAGGCGACGCCTTTTACCGTAGAGTAGGGAGGGCGGGTGTAGGTAGCCGCGGCCTTGTCAAGGAGGTGAAAGAAGTGGTTCAGTGCAGCGCGGTAGTGGCCGTGGGCAATCTTGACTTTGTTCTTGTGCTGGTCACTGGTCAGCTCGTCAACCTCGCTGCGAACAATGCGGATAAACTCCTCATTGGACTCAGTGTTGAAGGCTGAAAAGTATTTCGTGATGAGCGCCAAGCCAGCGGCATAGGCGGGTTGCCTTATGCCATTGTTGAAGGTGTCGTAGACAGCTTGGACGGTTTGGAGGGAAGTGCGCATGGCGTCCAGCTCTCGCTCTGCACCGCGAATAGCGGAGAGTATGCCAAAGCTGTTTTTGAGTGGGCTAGCTTGGGAGTATGCTTGGGCGAGATTTGTGATAATGCTTTGCGGGATGGGGCATAGCCACGGGCGGACCTTGTGGAAGCTGCTTGCGGAGATAGCCCTGAAGTAGCTGGAGACAGCTAGGTAGGAGGCGGCGGCAGCAGTGCCAGAAATGGTCAGCGCCGAGAGGGTTGCGGCGGGGATGATGACAAGGAGGCTGTGGATGGCCCCAAACGCATTGAGAGCCATGGAGGCCGTGCTTGCAGCATCAGTCCAAATTGCGCCAGGGAGCTGGGCAATAGTACTTATGGTGGCGGAGCCACCTGCGGGGGTCTTGGATGCCATGCTTGAGGCGCTTGAGGGGCTGACGCTACCCCCTTCTGCAAAAGCAGAGGGAGGCGCGGGCCTAGTCTTGGGCGGGGGCGTGGCAGACGCTAGGAGGCCTAACACCGCTTTAAACATTGTAATCGCGGTAGGCCTTGGTGTATTAACTGTTTTCCTATTAATAAAAAATCCGTTTTCAACTACTTAGTAGCGAAATACAGGGGGGAAGGGTTTGTACACGACATCGTAGTCAAATGGGCCGTAAGTGGGCGCCTTTTTGACTTGCATGTGAGTAGTGATGGTGTTAGTGTAAAAGGAACACTTTAATAACCACAAAGTTCCATAACTCAAAGGCACCACAAGAAATACACTTGATAATAACTCAAAATCAGTTGGTTTGAGAAACCAAACTGAGATGAGAAATAACAAGAAGTAAGTTAGTGGAATTGCCATTGGGAATCTGGAGTCAAAGTAGCCAAATCGTGTTGTCTTCTGCTCTACAGAAATAAAGCAGTCTTGGGTGATAGTCCTGCGAGTATTTCTTGCGATTGTTGGGTCCCGAATTTCTTTTTTTTCGGTCCCTTTTTCTTCTAGGTCAGCTAGCGCAATGTAAAGCCACAAGCCTGCAGTAAAAGCAAGCATCGCGGAAAACAGAAGCATTTTTGACGAAAATATATTCACTAATTTCTATAAAAATAAATTCCGTTTTTAACATTCTAAACTTACAAATAACACAATAAAAAATGCCTCGTAAGAAAAATGTTGGCACAGTTAAAGAACCTCCTGTAGTTTTTTTCTTAAAGATTCCTGATGATGAAGAAGTTCTTATTGTTAATTATACTAAAGAACAAACATATTCTGAAATTTTAGAAGTTCATGAACTTCAAGAAACTCAACGATTTACAAGTGCAATATTAAAACCTATTTTGGAATCTATTCGTAAAGATTCATATTCTGAACATACTGCATGTTTTTGGTGTTGTCATGGATTTCAAGGAAGTCAATTTGTTTTACCACAATATTATGATACATATAAAAATTTGTATACGTGTAAAGGAAATTTTTGTTCACCTGAATGTTCTTTGGCATATCTGTATGCAGATTATGCAATTTCAGATTCTACAAGATGGAATAAACATGTTTTATTAAATTCTTTATATTCATCTTTAGGTACAATATCTCCTGCACCACCAAGAAATCTTTTGAGAATGTTTGGTGGACCTTTAGATATTAAACAATATAGATCATATTTAGCAACAAATGAATTAGTTCATGAAAATTATGCACCAATAAGATTATTGTTTCCTGTTATGGCAATTCAAGGTCCTTTACGTGATATTAAAAAAGTTGTTTCATTATCTAATGATGCAATAGAAAAAGCTTCTGAATCTTTGAGATTAAAAAGATCTAAACCTGTAAATTTGAATGTTCCAACATTAGATTTATGCATTAAATAAATAATAATAAAAAAAATGAACACACAAATCTTAGATTTTTTGAAATTTCAAACAATCTTAGGTTCTTCTGGATCTGTAAAAACTTATGTTTGTATAAGTTTATTTGAACGCATAATGCAAAATATTCCTTGGATACAAGATTGTTTTTCTCGTAAACCTAAACTTGAATTTAATCCACCAAAAATCTCATCTGAAATTTTATTTGAAAGAACACAAGATAAAAAACAACCAACACAATTTCAAAATAGAATGGATGCAGTAATACATTCAATATCTAAAATCCCATCAATTTCAAATTTATTATCTATAATTAATCATGATTATTTACCACATAATTTTGAACCTTTAAAAATAGAATGTGATTTATATTTTCAATTACTAGATATACGAATTAATGAAGGTTCTATAGATTCTCTAAAATTTAAAATTTTTTCTTTTAATGGAGATTCTACATATATACAAAAATATGTTGAAACATGTACAAAAGAATATGATAGATATATGCTTAATAAATTAGGAACACATAAGTATTTTTTTAATATGATGATTCAACAGAAAAAAGGATTGCAAAATCCTCTTCCATCAACATATATAATGTTTACAAAACATATATTTAAAACTTCTCGAACATTCGAAAATGTATTTTTTGAACAGAAAGAAGCAGTACAAAATCATACAGAATTCTTTTTGAAACGAAAAGATTGGTATAATAAAAAAGGTATTCCTCATACTTTAGGATTTATGTTTCATGGTGAACCTGGATGTGGAAAAACTTCAACTATTAAAGCTATTGCAAATGTTGGTAATCGTCATATAATTAATCTTCATTTATCAGAAATTAAATCTAAAGAACAATTGAATCATCTATTTTTTAATGATGATATTCATGTATGGGATAATGGTAAAACTGAACGTTATAATATTCCTGTAAGTGAACGTATGTATGTTATTGAAGATATTGATGCAATGGGTGACTTAGTTTTGAAACGTGAATGGAAAAAACCAGTTTCAAAAAAAGTAGAACTTGATGAACTAGGTAATGTAATTGAAGAAGATGAACCTATTGATTTAGCATTTATTTTAAATTTATTAGATGGTACTTTGGAATCTGAAGGTAGAATTTTAGCAATATCAACAAATTTTCCTGAAAGAATTGATAAAGCTTTAATAAGACCTGGACGTATAGATATGATTATAGAATTTAAAAAATGTTCTTCTGTAATTATGAAAGAAATGATTGAATCATTTTATGAAACTGTTTTGGATGATGTAGTAGGAGATTATATGTGGACACCTGCAGAAATTAATCAAGTTTTATTTAGAAATTTTAATGATCCAAAAAAAGCTATTGAAGAATTAAAAATGGTGCCTGAAGAAATATTCAAGGCTTAGGTGGGTGTAGCGCCGCCATGATATTCAGGCATGTTGCTTTTTCTTTCTTTTTTTGGAAGGCATGGGGGTTCGCTGGTTTCTAAGACATAACTGTGTCTGCGATATTGGGAAATGGGGGGGTCTGGACAAGCTGTCACGGGCGGGCGAGTGCAAGTAGCACCGCAAACTGCGAGACAGAAAGAATTGCCCATTTGAAGTTTAGAAGTAAAATCTTATAAAAAAAAAATCCGTTTTATTCAAGAATTTTCAAAGTAATTTTTGTTATAATTTCAATATAAGCCCAAACAACATCTTTATTTTCAGGAGACATTTCTTTAATATATGATTTTAGTTTATATACAATATCAATATCTGCAGATTGTTTAATTTCTTCAGAATTTAAAAAGAATGATTCATCTCTAGAAAGAATCTGATCTTTATATTTATCTACAACATCTGTCTTAACAAAATTTACTGGATACATAGGATTCATATATTTCATCATTGATAAATTTGAAGCAAATGCAGGGAAATCTTTATCTTCAGGATACATTTTTGAGAGTTCTTTTAAAAATTCTCCAAATTGTGAATAAAAAGCTTCAATAAACATTTTTTTAGACATTCTTTATTATTATGTTCGCGAGATACCAGAAAATTCATTTTTACGCTGAGATTGCAATGATTCTAATCTGGAAGCTATATCATCATTTGAACCTGTTTTACTCTTAGTATTCTCAGACTTAGTCGCATCTGCTCCAGATTTTCCTGACATATCTACTGAAATTGGTCCAGAAGTTTGTCCTAAGAAAGTATACATACTATTACCTTCTGCTGTAAATGAAGTAGGTGTATCCCATGAAGAAAAAGATTCAGATAATTTCCCCATACCTTCAAATCCCCATGCAGAAATATCACCTTGTGGTCCTGAACCCGTTGGTACACCTTGTTGGTCTTTTGTAGGTAATTCTTTACGAGAATTTGTAGGTTTACTAATATAACCAAATATATCTTTACCTACAATAACTTCTTTTGAATCTGGGACATACAGAGTAGGAACTTTTTTTAAGAATGGTGGAACTTGATTTCTTGCAAGAGATTCAACAAGAACAAACTTATATAGTCCAGATTTATTCAAGGCTTTCAACGTTTCAATTATTTGTTTACTATGAGGACAACGTTCACTATAAAATAAATAAGGTTGTGACATCTTTTTATAAATACAATCAATTTTTTTGTAAAAAAAACCATGCGTTAAAATAAATGCCAACATTTGAAGCAGGACAACTTTATAAATTAATCATTAAACCTGATAAAAACTCTGGAAGTGAGACTGTATATGATACATTTGAAAAAGAAGAAAAAACTGCTAATCCTTCTACCAATCAGGAAATTATAAAATATGTTTTTAAAAAAAATACTTATACTGGAGAACAAATAAGAGATCATAAAAAAGTTAATGCTGCAGAAGCTTTAGAACCTTTTAGAAAAGAATCATTAGAAAAAACTGCTAAAGCAGGTAGAAGAAAACGTAAAACTAGAAAACTACATAAAAAACGGAAACAACATAAACGAACTAAGTAATATAAAAAACAATGGCAACATTTAAAATTATAAAAAACAAGAAATTCTTTATGGAAACTGAATTTCGTAATTTTCCTTTAACATTTGTTAATGCTTTAAGAAGAATTACATTAAGTGAAATTCCTATAGTAGTTTTAAGAGATATTGAAATTGTTATGAATACTTCACAAATGCCTTATGAAATGCTTAAACATCGTACAGAACTTCTACCTGTAAACGTAATGCCTGGAGATTCTGAAATTATTAAAAATGCATCAATTGAACTTATGATGACTCCTCAAAAAGAACCGCAAATTGTAACTACTGATGATTTTAAAGTTAAAGATGGCAGAGATGGTATTTTGATGAAAGATCGTGATCTTGGAACACCTTTGTTGTTCCTCAGATTAAAATCGAATGAAGGTGTACATCTAAGAGCAAAACTTTCTCAAGAAATTGGTTCACAAGTTTGTACTGTTGCTTATAAATATCATGTAGATCCTGAAAGACTCAAGCATGACCGAGAAGTATGGATTCAATCAAAAAAAGACCCTCGAGAATTTGATAATTTCTATTATCAGAAATCTTATTCTATTGATGATATTGGAAGACCAAATTGGATTGATTTATCTATTGAATCTGTTGGTGTTCTTTCATCTCAGGATATTTTAAAACATGGTTTGAAAATTCTCAAAACTAAGATTGAAGATTGGATGAAACTAGCTGTTGATAATGTTTCAAAAGAAGGAACAACATATAATATTAAACTTGAAGGTGGACATACTATTGGAGCTCTTCTGCAAGAAATAATGTATCATTCAGGAATTCAATTTGTTTCTTATGATATACCTCATCCTTTGAGACCACAACTAAATTTGAAATTTGTAGGTGAACCTGAAAAAGTTTTAAAAGAAACTTTGGAAACTTTCAAAGAATTTTGTGAGATAGTAGAAAAAGAGCTATAAAATAATGGCAGACTCCCTGAAATTTGAAACATCCGAATTAGAAATTCTAGAAACTTTCGAGCATGAAGAAGAAGTACAAAGACCTGAAGAACTACGTTTTTATACTTTAGATGAACAACTAACTGATTTTTTTGAAAAAAGTTTACCTAAACAAAAATTAACTAGATTTGAAGAAAAAGAATTAAAAAGATTTAGAGATCGAACAAAATTTTCTTATGAAACAACTATTACTATTACAGATACAGAATATACAGTTGACTTATCTAAAAAAGACT